GATCTTCAACCCAATCTCCATCTGGTTCAAATTGTGCATTTAACTCTTGTAGTTGCTCGTAACCAAGAATATCAAGTAACAATGATTGCTCAATACTTTCAATCTCTTGAGCTAACTGTGTCGTCGCAGTCGGTAATACACTTCCGATACTCGGTTGTGCAACAGCATTTGGAATGTATAATTCCTTAGTCTGAAAGTATTGAGCGTTTATTATCATTTGTACTATTTATTAATAGGTGTAACAGTAACGTGTGGCGTGCTTTCTTTTACTTTTACACTCGCATCGTGTTTTGCTCTTTTCAAAGCAATTAACTTGTCAGCTTGTATTTTGTGCAACAAAACAGTCTTTGGATTATCTCCCAAAAGTGTTACCGCTTTGTAATCACTAGCTTTCGTAAAAGTAGCTATACCAACTACATTTGTTTCTCTTTCTGCAATACTGAAATTTCCCATATTTATAGTTTTAAAATTTACTTATTATACAGATGGCTCTGCAATTAATAAAGATGCTTTTACAGCGTCTAAATCAATAGCCATAACCCCTGGAAGGTTGTTTACAGCAATTCTCAAGATAGAAAATACTTCTCCAATAGCAGATTTCTCATTTTTAATAAATTGGTCGTTGTAAGTACCAAATCTTAAAATAAAATCTGAGTGCCACTCACGATATACTGATCTGTCCATAACAATTGCAGTTCCTTGCGTAATTGCATTTGATGAAACAACTGTCATACCATTGATAGCTCCATTTTGCATATAAGGCAATAATCTTGAATTACCTTCTGTGTCTTGTGTGAACATTGTAGTTACAATATCGCTTGGGTGCATAAGTACCGTGTCAGCGTTAAAGTTCATTCCGTTGATTACAGATTGACAAGCAATAACTGCAAGTCCGTTGTCAGGAATAACAAGTGTTCCATCCATTACAGAAGAAGTGTAAGCTGTACCATTATCAACGATAATATCGATAAGACCATTGTTCCAAGCTCTTACTACTTTTTCTTCAAACAAAGCCAAAACTTCGCTGTAAAGCATTTCGTTATCCATTTCAAACTCCTCAGTCCACTCAATACGAGCAGCATACTTTTTTCTTAATGTAAGTGTTCTTACAAAAGTATCAGAAGTTAATGGTTTAGTTCCGCCCTCATCTACAACAGCAACAGCACCTTCCTCAGTAGCTTGTTCATTTTTGATGATTTGTTGAGGAACTTTAGCAACTTGCTGATTAGAGATTACATTAAGAATGAAATTCTCTGGGTATCTAATTCTAGCAACATCACTTTCAAATAAATAATTCTCATTCAAAGGCAAATCAACACCAGCAGCATTGCTTACAGCAGAATCAGCAGTAAACATAGCAGCAGTACGTTTTGCATTAAAAGTGATTTCAAAATCATTACCGTTTCTAATCGCATCACAAATATCTTTGTGTTGCTCTTTTACCATTTTACGAAGTTGGAATTTCTCTACATTAGACAATTGTCTAACATTGTTTTTCTCAACTTTCTCTAATCCTTCTGCAAGGTTACGCAATTGGTCTGCAACTGTTACAGTTTCTCCTTTTTCGTTTTTAGCTTGTGCGCCAACAACGCTTCTGATTGCTTCTGTTAAAGATGCTGAATACGCTTCTTCTTGTTTTTTTGCTCTCTCATTCATTTCGTTCTCAATAGCCGAAACGAACTTGATTTGGTTTTCATCCAAAGTAGCGCCACCTTTTTCTAAGGCGCTTCTTAAATTTAATGCTTCCATTTTTTGTTTTTTTTAAAATAAGGTTACTTTTCTTTTATCTATCTCAATAATCTTTTCTTCTTTAGGAGTGTTCGTCACGGCTCTTGTCGCTAAAAGATTATGTAAGTCGTTTATTTGTTCTGGACTAAATTTGTCCAATACTGCTCTCTCTTGTAATTCATTGAAACTTCTTAACTGTGCATTCTCATCGCTAGAAAATGTTACAAGTGAAATTTCGCCTAATTTTATTTCTTTAAGAATATAAGCATCATTTGTTGCATCATACTCTGTTTTATCCCATATATAGTTAAATCCGTAAGATAATTGTCTTAAAACACCTTGCGAAACTTGATTAACCGCTTCATCTGCATAACTTACACCACCAATTATATCTCCCTCAAAATACAAGCCATAGTCATCTTCTTGTAATATTGTCGGTCTGCATAAAGGCTCTGTCTGTCTATGTTGGTTTAAAACTAAAATTGGATTGCCACTTGTGCTTCCAATTCCTCTAGCATTCAAACTATTTAAAGTCGCACCTTTCAATACGATCTCATTATAGTCATTCTTGCTTCCCCAAACAATAGCATATCCTTTTACCTTTCTGTCAGCAGTTATCTCTAGCTTTGCTCTTTCAGCATCAAGTCCAAGTGAAACTGGATTTTTAAACAAATCCCTTTGTGCCTTAAATTCTAATATTTTATTTTCCATTGTATCTCTCTTGTATTTTTAAATATGCCTCTGACATGTCAATTCCGTTAGCCTTTAACTTATCTAAGTTATCAATCATTAACCCATCTGCTTGAAACCCAGCTTTTTTATCCTCTTGTAATGCTTCAATACCACTAAAGTTTGGCTCAAAAGTCCACTCTGCTGGCAAATAATAAGCCTTGTTTAAACTTTTAGCCACATCATAAGCCGTTCCCTTAATTACATTCTGCCAAAAACTTTTCTCTGCAATCATTTGATTACTAAAAGTCGCATTGTCTTTCTTTGGTATCAATTCTTTGTTAACACCAAAAACACCAGCAATCTTAATAGCATTCTCCAATGTTTCATCAAATGGCTCTAGCTCCTTAATCGTTCCCAACGTCTTAATGAACTGCAAAGGCACACTAGACATTCCAATAAAGTTCTTATCGCCTATCAACCCATTTCTGTCTTGCAAATCTTTAAGCATCGTATCTCTAGTGATAGGATCAATCGCTTCTTGCAAACTAGCACCACCTCCTCCAACAGGAGCTTTTGCCAAAATACCAGCATTACCATTCTTAGCATATACATTATACCTTGCTTGATAAACTGCCAATATGTTATTTATGTTTTTCTCACAAGCAAACAATGGACTTCTTCCCATCCCCGATTGTGTAATCCCTAAAGCCGTGCTATGCAATACATATCTCGGTTGTATTTGATGCTCGTAAAAAAAGAACGTCTTGTAATAATCAACTATATCCCCAATACTTTTCATTAAAAAAGGATTACTAATAGTCTTTTTTAATACTGGAGTTGTAAAGTTAGGTCGTAATACCCAAATGTTACTTATATTGTCGTAAGTAGGATTAACAATGCTATCAGCAGTCTTTGTGTAATAATAACTATTGCCATCAGCCAACTTACTAAACACCTCTTGGTAAATTAAATCACTAAACTTATCCAAAGGATTAGGTGTATCCAATAACTTCTTTAAGTTCCCTTGTGGAGTTATTATCTCTTGTGTGCTTCTGTTTATAATATCATATTTGATATTTGCACATCTTTCAGCAATCGCATCAATCGGTATAAATATTTCAGCAATAGTATTCGCTAACTCATAAGCCCTACTTTGGTCAAACTTAATTAACCTATCTCCATTAGCATTTTGTAAATACTGATTAAAATAGCTTAGCCAAGCTCCATCGTTTTGCAACTCAGCAGTTCCTTGTGGAGATTTATTAGTTTTTTTGCCAAATGAATACCAAGCCATTTAAAATATATGTAAAAAAGCCTTAACCGAACTTAATCGATTAAGACTTTTATTATTAAAACAAATAGTATTTACGTTCATCTATGAATAGTTTTGCGCATCTTCACACAAATTAATTGCTACAAATATATGATATTTTTATTTACCTTTTATTTTTTTTTCTTTAGTTCCTTTTATAACTAAAAAATAAGATTCAAACTTATTGCCTAATGAAGTTTTCATTTCTTCTACTCTTTGTAAACTAACATCAAACAAATCGCCAACTTTTCTGTAACCTTTAATAGAACTGTCTTTTATTGTTTTCAAAACTTTTAATGTAATCATCGTATTTTATTTAAAAATGTTATCCAATCTTGCTCAGTACTATTCTCTACAAAGCTATCAACCTTTGGTATATTATTTATAATTTCGTCAAAATTAATGTTTTTTACATCAAAATCAATAATATACCCATTTTTTTTATGCTTAATTTGTTCATTGCCACTTGTGAACGGAGTAATAAGACAAGGAGTGTTCATCTGTAACGCCTCAATAACACTATAACAATATCCCTCAGTATCACTTAACTGCACCAAGTAATCAGCCTTAGCAATTTCATTATAAGGCTTTGTCGTTATTCCATTAAATTTAACCTTTGGCAAATGACTAAACTTCTTAACTATTGCTTGCGCCCATACCCCAGCTATATTCCCCCATACATTCCACTGGTAATCGCAAGGTATCTGTTCTGCAAACTTAACCATTCTGTCAAATCCCTTCTCGCCACTTAACCTTGACAAAGTAACCAAATGTAATTTTTCGTTTTTAACTTTTTTAACTGGCACTACATTTTTATCCAACAAGTTATAAATAATAGCATCGCACTTCAACTTAGTAGCTTTTTCAAAACTATCAGCAACCAACTGCCCAACGCAAACGTGATGCGTAACTTTCTTATGCTTAGTATAACTAAAGTTCCAACCCTTAATATAATAACCGTAATCAGCGTGAACCATCTGAATATATCTCTTTGCCTCAATATGATTATAAGGCTCATAACCCCAAGCTGATGCGCAAATAAAATAATCACAAGTGTATTTTTTCTTAGCTTGAATCTTCTCAAAATTACAATACTCAAATATACTCAATAACAAATCCAAAGTGTCAACATTATCATACATCAAAGTTATATCATAATGCGTATGCAATCTCTTTATGAAATTATTGACAAAAGTTTCTACACCACCTATCCGATTATAATTGCTTATGTAAATTATTACCTTATCCATACAGTAAATTTTTATATTTTATCTTTAAAATGTTAGCGGCACTCGCTAAACTATCAATAGCATCTTTTTTGTGGGAATTTGAACTTTCCCTATCGTAACTCGTAACGTGGTTAATAAATCTTGAATATTCAACATCCTCCTTATACCTCTCGTCAAAAACAAAATGATTTCGTATAAACTCACTATTGCTCAATATCCTAGCCTCCTTTGGAATTGTTACCGTAAACGGCTTAACTTTAGTCGTATTACTCAAATCTCGCTTCAACAACATAAATGCTGCTGCCCCAATTCCGTTAACTTCTAAGAACACCTCCTCAATAAAATGCTCCCTAGTCTTGTCAATCATCCTATCATTCACAATCTCAATCCCCTCCTTACTGTGAACTATCCCTTTTACAAAACATAACAACTTACCCTCAATTATCGCAACGTGCATAAATGGAATAGAATAATAATCTCCACCAACATTCGCTGGATCGCCTACCGCAAACTTCCAAACTATACTCTCAAATGGAATATTAGCCAAATTCCAAAACTTTAAACTCTGCAAAGGCAATAACTTCCCTTTTAAGTCTTGCGGGTTCTGCTGGTACTGCGTTTCAAATACATTCTCGTCAATTTGCCTAATATTGTTCAATTCAGCCAAAGTTTGCTTAAATTCCCACAATGCGTGTTCAACACCAAACTTATCAACCGTAATACAAGGAATATCTATAAACTCCCACGCTTCTTCCTCCGTTTCTTTTAAATACCCTATCAAATCGTTACTATGCAGTCTTTGACCTATCACAATTATCGGAGTATCTCTACTATTTGTCCTCGACCTAATCGTATTCTCAAACCTTTCATTAACCCTCTGCCTTTTCAAATCACTCAACGCATCATCAGGCTTTAACGCATCGTCAATAATAATCGCACCCGCAAATGAATTTTTCTTCTCATCTGGCATCGCACCCAAAATATCCCTATCAACCTCTCCAGCACCAAAACCTGTAATCTGACCTCCAGTCGCAGTAGCGTAAACTCCACCACCCGCAGTAGTCGCCCACTTGCTTTTACTAGCACTACTCTTACTTAACTCAACATAAGGGAATATAGCACTATAATCCTCACTATCAATGAAATCCCTTACACTCTCACTATTGTCCTCAGCCAAACTACCACTATAACTCAAATGAATAAACTTACTACTTGGATTATGTGCCAATCCCAAAGCAATAAAATTCTTAACAGCCAATTCAGTCTTGCCATATCTCGGTGCTATACTTATACAAACCCTTTTTAACTCTCCCCTCAATATTCTGTCCATAGCCTTGCAAATAATCTCGTGATGACTATTTACAACAAAACTTCTATTAAACCTCTTTTGGAAGAAATACTTAGTAAAAGCCAAACTATCTCCCATTAACCTAGCTTGCAGTATTTGTAAAGGACTTAGACCATTTAGCATAAAAAAATATTTGGTGTAAATTTATAAAAAAAAATTTTAAAAAGACCAATTTACTCAATAGAAATATCCCCTTACTATTATTAGTAAAGTTAAAGTGCAAATATAAAAATAATATTTGTTATAACAATGGAAAAAGTAAAAAAAGATATGGCTCAAAATTGCTAAAAATTATTTTGGTGTTTATATCCCCGCCCGCCTCTCGACTTCAAAAGTTCCAACGCCTCAACGGCTCCCGCTCTGGGTGGCTCTCGCTCCAACGGTTGCGCTCTCGGTGTGGTCTGCTCTCGCATTGGTAGCGTTAACGGCTTCCGCTTGGATCGGTGCAGCGTTAACGGTGTTCGCTTTAGCGGTTGCGCTATTCCGCTTCGGGTTCTGGTGTTATGTCTATCGTATTGCTGTCGAGTTGCTTTAATATGTCGTTCACTTGATCGATTGAAAGCGGCGCCGTGTGCTTTACTTCGGCGTCAAT